CAAAAGTCCTTTTGTAAATTTTTATTTCAGGGTAATCTGGATGAAATTCCTCTGAAATATCTTCATCTTCTAATAAAATCCAAATACGACTGTCGTAAGGTGGTGAAGCAAAAGGGGTGTGTTTTAATTTCCATTCTAAATCTGGATCTAATCCTTGAACAGGACTCATATCTGAATTAGGATACGGAGCGTGTTTTAAAATTTCTCCTGTTGATTTTCTGATCAATACTGCTGGTAAACTCATAATATCTATTTTTAAATTTTGGTTACTTCTAAATATGATTTCAAACTTCGTCCCGTGTCAAGGCTACCCACTTGAAATATGTTGTGTGTTATTCTATCTCCTTTTACAAAAGAAGTAGTTGTAAATACAGGCGCTATGCCTGTTAAACTATTAAATTCATTAGGTTGTATTGATGCTTTAGTAGATGTTATAGCAACGCCATTCTTTTTAAAATCTACTACTATATTACCTCCCGTTGGAACATCTGTTACGGTTATAAATGCAGCGTTCAAAGTAAAATCATAAGGCGCTTCAATAGTATCTGTATCTCCTGTGGTTAAATCTACTCCTGAACCACTTAAAAATAATGAAATAACATCGGTTACAGGAATTGGAATAGTAGCGGTTGCATCCCAATAGCCTATTTCAATAACCGCACCATTGGTTAAGGTATCGGTAATAGTAAAAGTAGAACCCGCCCAAGTGTATTGAGTTAACTGTAAAGAGGTATTCCCTACTAAAATATAATCGGGTTTAATTATTGGGGTGTCAACTATGAATTCTTGTAACCCTCCTGAGTAGATAAAAGGCTTTACTACTGGGGTTGCTCCACCGCTTGAACCACCACCATAATCTTCATAACTTACACTTCCATCTAAGTTATACACCTTAACTTTAAGATTTGCAATAGGGGGAACGTTTAGGGGTTCTTTTGTCGCTAATCCATCATCTACATATCCCTGACTTACTCCTCCTGCTACTGCACTATATACTTCATTAACATCATCCCATAAATACAAAATAAAATCTTCCTGATCTATATAAATAACTCCTTCAAATCCTGCTACTGGGAAATCTAAGAAATCTGGATATCCATCTACTTTGTCTACAGGGAATGTATAAAATCCTATTGCGCCGTCTGCATTTTTTCCGTAGTAACTTAAATTACCGGCTGCATCAATACCGCTTACTTTTTCAGCTGAATCTACAACCCCGCTGTTATCGGTGTCGTATTGGCTTTTGTTCATATCAGATACCGGGCGGGCGTATAGTTCATCAAAGTTATCTTTCGATTTGCTAAATGCCTCCCTAACTAAATCTCCTGTGCCATCTCCAGGGTTAACGCCTATATTTATGTTTTTCTTTGCCATTTATATCGTAATTGTATCAATGCTTATGATATTATTGTCCGCTGTGATTATATTATTATCAGCCGTGAATAAACTTTTGCCTACTTCAATAGGTGGGATAAATCCCGTGTAATCTAAGTTATCTATAAACGGGCTGATCTCGCTTTCGTCTGCTTCAAAGGTGATATTATAGCCGTTAAAATCACTTTTACTTCCTCCCGATACTCTTTTATACCCTGTGGCTTTTAGTCCGTTGTAAAGTCCTAAGATTTGATATCTCCCTAACCTGTCCTTAACGATTAACCTTAAATCTTTTTTAATTAAGATATTCAACTCTCTAAAAGTTTGAAGGCTATCTTTTTTAATCGCTAATTCAATAGTTTGTTTATAGGAAATCTGACCTTTTTCGATATTAATACTCTGATCGAAATTAGTAGAGGTTCTAAGTTCTAAATCATAGATAATAGTGATAGGAAAAGAAAGTAATTTCGTGCGCTCTGCATTGGTTTGGATCAACTTCTTATTATACTTAACGTAATCCATAAGATAAACGTTAGAAACGCCTCCTAATCCATTCTTACACCCGTCTTTCCTTCCTGCTGTGATCACGATCTAAGGTTTTTATAGTCTAATTCATCTCTTCTTTTGTCGCCTCCTAAACTCCAACCGCCCATATAATTAACCTCTTGGCTCCTGATATCATAATCATTATCCTGTATTCTGTATTCCGGGAAAGTTTTATTACATAAGAACCTCTCACATCTTTCTATATAAACTTGCGCTTTGCTTCTTTGCTTTTCTGATAAATAATCCACCTCTGATTTACTTACTGCGGTGGTGTTTTCTGGTTGGCTCTTATTTATACCTCCATTACTTACATTATAAGCAGCTATTACAACGTATTCCGCAAATGATGAATGTATAAGGATAGGTTTTATATAGTCTTCAACTAAGGCTAAATAATCCCCAGTTAAAGTATCGGCTGCATAGTCTGATTGTAATTTATTATATAGTTTTGTACCTAATAATGGTTCTATAATTGTCACCTGTACATCTTTGATTAAATAGATATATTTATCGACATCTACATTCCCTCCCATTGGGGTGGATTTAGTTATTTCGGCTGCTTTTATCAGTAGTGTAGTCATAATTATTTGCCTTGTGGATTGCCCGGTAAGAATCCTTTATTATCCATTTTATTAGGTTCTATACTCACTTTAGTGTCGTTAGTTGGAACCTTATATCCTCTTCTTCGTGCCTCGCTTGTGCTTATCATTTTAGCAAGGGGTGAATTAACATCTACCCTTTTTCCTTTTCGTAAATAAATCACCCGATTCCATTTATGTTTACAATTCCCACCACCTTTGTATAGCCAAATATTATATTTATCTATACCTTTAGGGCCCCATCCTTCATTAACTACCTTAGATCCCATTTGTATAATATCTTCTTTACGGTAAACCTTGTTAGCTGACATCATTTTCTTACAAAATTCCCGTTCCGGTGCAGGGTTTCCCACATACTTATAGCGGATAACAATATCTTCACTATCTTGACTGCGGCTATTTGCGTTCGGTCTTGGTGTTCCAATATTTACGGCTAAATTAATTTCTTCTTCATAATCGACTTCAATTTCATCTATAAGGTCGTATTCTTCAAGGTCTATTTTCTCCCCTAAATCAACTAATTCATCCGCAACACTTTTGGGAATTTCCTTTTTTTTTTCTGACATTTGTACGTCAGCTTCTTTTACCGGCTCATCTTCCACTGCTTCTTCTGCCATTTCCTTTAACGGTTTAAAAGCTAAGTTTAAACTGATCTTATTTACTGCTAAAATTTCATCAATAGCATCTAAAATTATTTCCTGGTATGGCCTAATAACTGTTTCCTCCATTAGCGAGTTTGCCACCTCCATTTCGTTTGCATTATTACCTAATCCGGTAGCATCTTTTATTCCGAACAACATAGGACTAACAACTCTATGGCCTGTGATTATTTGCTGACGTGCTTCACCCACCCAAAAGTGCCATTCTGCACTTGCGTCATCTTTTGAAATCTGATCTATAGTAGTGGCGTTTTCTTGACTTTCATTAAAAGCAACTATAAATCTACTCCCAGAAGATCCGGTAATGGTACTGTTTATTTTATCCTTAATTTTATCCTGAATCTCATCGCTTGGAACGCCATTATTAAAATTAATAATCTGACCTAAGCTCAATCCATTCCGGATATGATTTACAGAAAAGTTTGCAATTTCCTCTTCTAATTCAGCGTACTGTAAAGCAGCCTGATAGTCAGGTGTTGCAAAATAAAACTGTCCGGGTTTATAAGGTTTAATATAAAAGATCTCTTTCTTACCTCCAAATCCAAAGGCAGGGATGCGCTCTGCTTTTTCCTTTGTCGTTACTTTTTTCCAGTCATACGCATAATAGTAGGCCTCTATTTCTCCATCATCATTTACCTTTTCAGGGGCTAAAGATTCTACAGGTATATGATAACATTTTACTACTTCCTTTCCTGATTTGTTATATATAACTTGAAAGGCTGCGTTCCCTTGTAGTTTAAAGTCTGCTATGATTTTCCTTAGTTCCCGCTTTGGGAAAATCTCTAACAAGGCTAAAAACTCCTCCGGCTTCTTATTTGCGTTTAAAGCGGTAATTCCTTTTCCGTAAATACGCTCGACAAAAGAGTTTATAATCGCTGAATTGGTGGATGAACCGTTGTAACGATCAATCACATATTTGAAATATTGGTTTTGTTTGCCATTTAGTACCCAATCTTTGCCGTGTTCCTCCTTAATTTCAGGCTTAACATAGTTGTTTAATTGGATTAATTTAATATTATCGCTCATAATTGTATGATATCAGCATTCATTTTATAGGTCTGCGGGTCCTGATCTGTTGAAATAGCCTTGCCCCTCCATAGTAATTTACCGGAATTGTCTTTTATTTCTAATACATAGCGTCCACCCTCTTTAAAATCATAGTTGAAATCCATAGATAAGTACCCGTTATCATAAGTAGTTGTAGGAATAGAGAATAATTCTATTTCTCCTGTTTCCTCATTACTAACTCTTAGGCTTACTATAGGACTATTCCATCGGGGAATTACCGTTAGGGTTTGTTGTGTTGCTATAGGTAAAAAGACTTCCATACTACAATAACTAAATAAGGCTTTAATAGTTACAAAAAAACCACCCCTGGGGAAGAGGTGGCTAACAAACAAATAAAAAAACTATGAAAAATCTAAACTCCTACAACCTCAATCAATTGTAGAGAAGTAATAGTTGCAGCATCTAAGAAAGGCGTGCCCTCTGCTTCCATTGCAGTCATTGTAAGGTTGTATCCGTTAAAGTCAGCTTTTGCACCTCCTGTAACTATAGAACCTCCTGATACATCCATTCCTTCACTCGCTCCGGCTAACTTAAAGTTTCCGTTGTTATCCTCAACGATCACATAAGGCCTTCCATGTGCCAATAGTTTCACCTCGTTGTGAGTTGCTAAATCTTGTTGTTTAAGTACGATGTTAAGCGTTTGAGTAAACAATGTTACTCCGGTGTTTTTATCTGAAACAACCGCTTCTTCCAGGGTGTTCCCGTCTGCTCTTAATTCGTATTTATATGCGGCTGTTATACCGATATCCAATCCGGTAACTTCTCCTGCTAATGTAGTAAAAGCATCCGCCTGGTAGTTTATAAAATATACATTCCTTAAACCACCTATTGTATTTTTGCAAGGCTCTTTTCTCCCTGCTGTTAAATCACAAGCCATATTATTATAGGTTTTAAAAAGGGAGGTTTAACCCTCCCTTGTTGGGTTTATGCTTGGGCTGCTGTAGAATCGTAGTAGATGATCTCATCACCACTTACATAACCTACACCGGCTGTATATACTTGTTTAAATCTAATCTGTCCTGTTAGATCACTTTCGTCCATATCTTTGATGCGGATCTCATTATGATCTGCCAAAAGTCCGGTAACAAAATACATGTTCTTAGTTTCAAATACAGCAATCACATCATCAGGTAAACCATTCACTTCTGTAAGTGTATATTTACCAAATTTCACTTGCTTGTCATCCGCTGTTCCGTCGTTTGCAATTCCTTTTGATATCAAATAAAAATTATATGCCTGATATACATTTGGAGAAACTACAACCTGTACAGATTTGCGTTTAAGTGGGGCAGGGATAGCTTTAAGAACTTTCTTTAGTTCGCTTTCTACATTTGCTTCTGTAATAGGGGCAGCAATAGAAGTAATAGCGTTTCCGGTTCCTCCTTTGATTACTGTAGCATCCGCTGTCCATTGCTTAATGAATCCGTCAAACTCACCTGTATTGGTAGCATCACCACTCCATATATCCGAATCGGTAGCTTCTGCTTGGTCAGCTAATATTTCAGCAAGTAACGCCTGTTCTACATCTGTAGGAAGTGAATCATTGTGAGCAGAAAAGCCCATAGTGGCAGCGCTCCAAATGTTTCTAAGATCTTCCTTACAGATCTCTAATT